GTACCAATTCATGAGCCACCGAACGGAAGATATCCATTGGATGACGGTTCTTGGACATAACATATACTTCACGAGAACCTGGAGCATATGCAGCGAATGATGGTTGCTCACCTTGATCAGATGGCTCTTTGAACTTAAGGGTTGGCTTACCCTCAATACCCAGTTTACCACAGCAAAAATCGACAAATGAATTGAGATGATCTGTAAAGTCCTTGCGGGTCATTTCTTCGTTCATTAACTGTTCATTTAGCTGGGCTCTGGTAGTGTCAAATATCTTTCTGGCCAGTGTCTTATCGCCGGCAGCGGAAGCCTTGGCGAATGTAGCAAAGTCACCCTTGCGGACAGCCGCACGGAGGTCTGTACCTGAAATACCCTTCTTACGGGCACCAGATGAAATGACCTGGAATTTCTTGAATGGATAATGCTTCTTAGGATCGAAGTCTTTAGCAGTCTTGGGCTTGACATACTTGGTCAATTGAGTTCTAAAATCTGCTACACGATCATCACCCACCACGAATGTAACATCATCATAACCTTCATCGGCTAGCTTACGACAAATGGCAAAAGCGGTGATGGCTGAACGGTCGGCCACGAAATTGACACCAGGGAATATCATACGAAGGAATCGTATCTTCTGGGCAGCCGATAGAGGATTCTTGGCTGGGTCGTGTGACTGTGAGGTATAGATACGGTGTTCCGCACCATGCTGGTGGGCATACTTTACCGCATATGTGATTAGTTCTGCGTGGCCTTTGGTAGGTGGATTATAACGGCCAAATGTGAATACGACTTTCTTCATTCTCTCCCTCTGCGGGTTAATATATTATTTATATTTATCCTTCTCCCGAGCCTTCTTGACGATCTTTCTGATCGTTTTCACCACAGGAACTGGTTTCTTTTCTTCCTCTTTTTTCATTACTTGCCCCAATTCTTGACGGCTAAGAAGTTTGCTCGGCTAAACTCTAGACGGTCTACTAGCTTGACAGCATCTCCGCCAGTTGACCATGCAGCCACATATCCTTCTGGAGTTGTGACCTTATAACCACCGTCAGCGGTATGTAAGAATGTACCAAGATCGTTGACCTGATTGAACTTAGCAATCAATAGCATCTTGGCATCAATCAATAGGTTCTGTAGCTGAAATATCTTTTTAAGATCACCAGCATTTTGACGATACCACCTCAACACCATGTCTCTCTCGGCCTTGCGCTTGGCTTTGGTAGCTGGCATCTTAGCTTCGTCAATACCCTTTTGGTATTTATCTCCCACCCATTTAATCAAAGCGGCCGTATGGCCAGCGCCCATATGCTCACCGGCACGGACTTTCTGATTATAGAATGACATGATATGAATACGGTATGTTTCGTTGGTAGCAATAAAGTTTAGAACCGAGGCAGGGATGGTTCTGAAAGTAGAGCCGGTCTGTGAAAGTATCTTGGTTAGTTTATCGTTCTCTGACTTGGTAAGAGTAGCACGACCAGTAACATCGGTGAACTTGTTAGAACGATACCAGACATTCTTGGATGGTCTAAAGTTATTGACGTTGATATCAAAGTGTGTCTGTAGAGTGTCCATGGTCTTGCCATGGTATGTGGTGTGAAATACAATACCGATCTTGGCTGAAAGAACCTGACGGGCCAAGGCACTATTGGCTGGTACGGCATAGGTGATGGTGTTTGGACGGAATGTGATATACTTCTTACCGTCGATGGTCTCTGACTTTAGTTCATTATGAGAAAACATAAAGTCACCATGAACGATACCGGTGATACCAAGTTCTGGTAGATATTTCAAGGCAGCCGAGAGTTTATCAGCCAGGCCACCGACATGGTTAGCACGGACATCAGCTTCGGTATAGTTTAGCTTGGCGTTCTTGGCAAAGATAGATTTAGAACCAACAAAGAACTTACCATTTTCAGGGTTGATACCAGCATAGATAGCAGGCGCACCGTCGAACTTGGTTCTTAGAATGAGAGAACCACGGGCCTCTGATAGTGTCTGTCCATCATCAGCGAACATATCTCTAAGTGAACGGAGAAACTCTATGGCGTTACGGGTGCCAGCGACACCACCCTCCAATACCGCATCCTCAATATGTGTAAGATGACGATCCTTCTCTGCGGCGGCTTCTTTAAGGTATTGCGATAGTCTGATCACGTTAGTTCCTCTTATTTAAGTCGGGTAATCTTAAACTTTGTGTCGTTTGGATATTCTTGGGCTTTACTGTTTCTCAATTCAATTGTGTAATCGGCAGAAGGTGTTGAACAGTATATAGTAATCTGTTTTGATCCTGGATTTGGATAGTTGACTTTAGTTACGGTCATATTATCGGCTAGGCTATTTAACTTAGCCCTACTCATCCAGAAAACTTTCCAGTCTGTGGCATTTATCTTTCGCACATAGAAGTAATTCATACCCCAAGCACGTTCAAAGATTGCTTTCATTTCAGTTTTGTTAGGTGCGGAAACTGGTATAGTTGCTCGTCTCTTTTTGATATTGTTTCTCTCATCAAAGCCCTTCTGAACCTTGTTCAAGTCAACACCAAAAGAGTTTAGAAACTTTGCGCCGGCGGAATCTGGTTGTAATGTACCAGTGGCGTCGAATAGTGAAGCTGCTCCAGAATATGAACTGAAGGTCGATCCATTAACATCTTTGAGGGAAATATACCAGGTGTTTTTACCCGAATCCTTTACAACAATGTCACCAATGATGGCACCCAGATCGGCAGTTGCGACACCTTCTTTTTTGGTCGATCCTGTTCTTTGTGTGACCGAGGTGATTTCATTTACACCAAATGCTGGATTGGATTGTGTGAGTTTTTCGACTAGCTGCTTATAGGTTTTATTGACACCCTTACTCTTAAAATACTTAGCTAGATCGGAGATAGTTTTCTTCTCAAAGTTTTCGCCTTTATTAGCACCCTTGGCAATAACGGCATCGAACTTCATTTTTTCATATATGAAGGATACAGAAGGATATTTACTACTGTTAGGAGAGATTGAATTGAAAGTTATCTTTGTGAATCCACCAGACTTTTTTAGTTCGGACATAATAGCAGCCTTAAAGGCTTCCGAGGTGTCTCGTCCGGTATTGATCAACTGTAATCTAAACTCTCTCACGGTAGAGTTAGTCTTAGATGGCTTTCCCAATTTTTGAGTAGGTGCCACCTGAAAGTTATGCTTCTTGGCAACACTATTCAGAGTGGCAGCTACGTCACTAATAATAGTCTTTGAGTCTGGTTTCTTGACAGCCAATTAAATACTCCTAGAAGGGCTCTAGGACTATTTATGCTTCCTCTATAAACTTGATTAGATCATCTGGCTTAAGCATGATGAACTTCTCATTGCCATACTTCTTTCGAACCTTTTCGGCTACCCTTTTGTTGGCATGTTTTTCACCTTCCTGTTTCATTAGAACAGCCGAGGCCTTGGCACCCGCCAAATCTCTCTTTAGATATTTAATCTCTTGCTCATACTTTGCCGTATTGGCAGGCTGAAAGTGTTTCTGAAAGCCGAACCAGAACTCACGTATTGCTTCGTCACGACCGATGCCTGGTGGAATAGTAATATCACCAGTTTCAGTATTAATTCCAACTCTACCAACTTTAGTTTCGATAGCAATAACATTTGTTAGTGACTCGTGAAATGCGTATGGATGACCCTTACCTATCGAAAGAGTACCGTTCGTGATTGATGCGTTAGGAATGTTTGTAGCCATAGGTGCGTTCATGAAAGGATTGGCAGCATTAGCGGCAGTAACTACCCAGCCGTTAGGAGGAGCATAGACATAAATCTTACCAGTAACGGGTTCGGTCCACATATCACCAACATTAGGACTGGTAGGTGCTATATGACTATGAGAATGTTTCGTATATGGTCCCGCTGGTCCATTAGCACCAGGTGCAGACGCCATTTGATTTGATGCGCCCATTACACCATACTTTTTCATAAATGCATTTGAGAAAGATCCTTCAACCGTAATATCCGTTTTAGAAATATACTCACCATTAGGGCCATCATATCCATCCCTCATAGCAGAATAGTTCCATCCGGGTGGAATCGCCGATGCGGCGCCCATCGCAACTTTCATTGATTTGATATTGATAGCCATTATTCATGCACCTCGAAAACATGCCAAACGAGAGTGGTCATACCCTTCTGCTGGACTGTGCCGACATATTCATAATGCTTCTTATCATAGTCTTGCATTTCAAAGCCTGTGCCAAACACCTGAAAGACATACTTGCGCTTCTCTTTCTTCGGATTAACAACAGCCCAGAGCATAGGGAAACCACCCTGCTCCTGTATTGTCAGGATCTTGGCAGCCTTCGGCATTTCAATTTCATACACCGCATTGTGATGGATATCCATACCCAGCGGATACTTATAGATCATTTTCATTGTTCACTCTCCTTAGCATGACAAAGCATCGGTAGTTCCGCAAACACCTCTGGCACAAATAGACCACAAGGAACAGTATATTCATACTGCGCTGTTACGGGATTGAAATTGACGAAGTACCATCCAGAGCCATCATCAACGGTGCGATGGTTTGGAAACCATAGTTTATACCACGGTTCGGTAAAAAACTCGGTTCGGGTTTTCTCTGCCCAACCAATAAGAACTGGTCGATTACCTTGCCATGATAGTTTGGCCTTGTCGTTCTTTTCAGCTTCTTCAATTGGTCTAATGTTTATTGTAATCTGTTTCATTCCACCACCTCATAGTCTCCATGATCACACGTATAGATTACTCTTTTGAAACCAAACTCGGCGATTGCCCTTTCGCAACCGATACACGGCTTAGCCAAACCCCAAACAAACTTTTTGGTGAACGGCGCTTCCTTCTTTACTCTAGTGATATAAATGTCACACTTGGAAAAGTCATCCACATCTATCTCACGCAAGGCATTCTTGATAGCAGCAACCTCGGCATGAAGATAAACCGCATGTTCATTCTTTCCATACTTTGCAGCCATCGGATGAGACTTCATACTATTGATACCGATGGAAATAATCTTGTTACGGCAAACGACAGCGGCCGCCAACTTTTCCCTCTGTCCGGGATTAGCAGCGGCCACTTTCGCCAGTGTATGGAGGATACCTTCGTTCACTTTTTTCATGTTACAATTATATCAGAGGATGTTTAGGAAGTCAACTGAGGATACTTATTGACTATCTTTCCTTTAACTACAGAAACGTTAGCAGGAATAGTATTACCAATATCTTTACCGTCATATCGCCATTTGATTTGAATGATGCCAATATCACGGGCATGCCATGCACGCCAGCCTGCGGCTTTACCTGAACCGAATGACTGATCATATTCTAGTTCAATAACATCGGTATAACCTAGAAGATAGTTATACTGGTTACAGAACTTTACTCTTTGATTACCTGTGGTGCCAACCTCAAACTTTGTTGATGCAATAGGGTCAATCTGAATAGGTGCGTTAAACTCGTCTCCAATATTCTGTAGACCACCCCAGAAAATCTCTTTTCCTTTAGTGAAGGACGTTGTTCTATACTGTGTCCAAAACTGATATGATCGTCTTGGGTAAATGTCGGCACTCTCGGTTACCCCTCGTTCTCCAAGATAGTCCATCACCCAAGTGGAGGTCCACTTGTTGTCGTGGTAATCCTCTTGATAGAAATGGCGAGAGTCACCAGAGTTCCACACCATGAATGAATATGGTTTGCCATCGGCGCCGGTGCCAAAGTTATGAACTGAAAGATAACCTGGTGCTGGCTGAGGCCAGTAGTTGCGGAAAAGAAATGCCATTACTTTTGTTCCTTATATGGTTGCCATTTACCGAGAGGACATTCGGCGCTAGGCCACATAGTTTTGGCACTCATAAAACACCAGCACTCTTTACACTGTGTAGTTGATGCCACGTATTGGTCACATTCTTTGCATATGTCCAATCTGTCTTTTGCTTTCTCTCTGCGGCGAGTATAAGCAGTTTCAAGTTTCAACATAACCTTATATAGCAAAAAAGCGGGGATTGCTCCCCGCTTCTCATATTATCGCTGAACGTGCATATGATTATAGTGTCCGGCAACTCGCCACAACACCGTATATCCCTCGCTTCTTAGTTCATGAGCAAGGGCATCAAATCTATGTGCATATCCAGAACGTGCTTCAACCACGCCACGACCCACATTGATGTCGATGGCACGGCCAGCATAGTGTGCCCAACCATGGTGAACATGATGGACTCCGCCAAATCGTGGATGCTCTGATACACGAAAGCCTCTATGCTGTAAGTCATAGCCTAGGGCGACTAAGGAGTTTGAAGCATGACCGAAACCCCAGTGATCTTCTTGCTCCTGTTTATACGCCATGGCTTGTCTCTTGTTCTTAAAACGTGGCTGAGGTGAGACAGCCCAATCCTGACCACCAAGAATGGCGGTGATCGGATCGGTTTCCTCAACAACGGATGGCGCTGAATAGCGGCTTCTTGCCTCTGCGGTACCCGCCAAAGCAAGTACCGTAAAGAGAGCAAATAAAACCTTCTTCATAATAGTACCTTTCTGTTATGCGCCTCCACGCACAATGCCACGACAACGAAAGATGAATGAAATGTGGGATTGATTTGGCCGAAGCCGACGAGGAGGAGGTTAGGGTGCCACCTGCCATTACATCCGTGGTCAGGCGGCGGTTATACGGACCGCAAGGTCGCAAGCCCGTATAATCTATTTAGTAAACCTAGAGGCTTGGGAACTTGTCAGCAGCAATAGATGCCGCCCAAGCGGCTGGCTTCACTCTTGGAGTTACACCAGTCATACCTTTGATATAGCCTACAGCTTCACTTATAACGCAAGATGAACCGTGCTTATGGTCTGGATTGATATCAATATGGACCTCGCACTCACGGCCACCAATCACTTCTTCTAGATCGAGGTATAGCTGGGCCGCCTTCATTACCTCGTTCATTAGCCTCATTCTTGGCTTGTCTTTTGACTGGTCGTAGTCCCGTTCCGTAGTGATTTCACCAAAGACCTTTGCGCCTCGGTTACCATCAATGTGTACCACCACGACTGTAGCATAATCAGCGAACCATACCCCGCCACGACGATGGCGCTCCGAGTCGGCTCCGATATAGATTCGAGAGTTTTCGGAGGTGTTCTCAATGTATTCTTTGACTTCATCTAAATTTAACCTCCGTACCATGACTTACTCTCTTTCTATGTATCGCTCCACTATTCGTTCAGGAGCAAAAAATTGTTTAACCGTTTCTACTACTAAGGCATTCTCATAGGGCTTGCACGAAAACACATCGAGGTAAAAGTTGCCACTATCGTCACAAAAATGTGCGGAGATATTGGATGTTTCAATCAACTGAACCAGTGTGTAACCCTGCTTATCATCTTCCCCGAAATGAATGACCTGTGGTTCACCATAAGCCTTCATGTTAATCTTTCTCACTAGTGCCTTCGCAAAGGCAGCTATGTTTGTGCTACTTGTAATAAGTTCTTTGTCTGCATTATAGCAGTCGAGTATAAGATGATAACCCCACGCCATTTAGATATCCCTTTGCTTAGTCTGTTTCTTATATGTTTCCCAGACTTCTTCAATAGCCTTGGGATTATATGTCACCTTGGACATTGTTGCCAGTAGGCAGCTTTTCTGTTCATTCGGAACCGCAGCCGTAATAGCGATTGACTGTCCACTTGTCCAGATTGACTCGACAACACCTTCACTGTTTGTCATGTTCAATAGAATGTCATAACCTTTTTCAGTCATGGTCTTATCAAGATCCGCATTAGTAAGGCAGATCATATCATCTTTCTTGGCTTCCGCACCTCTAGCATGATCCGCATAAAGATTGAAAAGAGTGGCAGGGATGAAGCCAGCTAGAAAATATGCAACATGACGTAGTTTCATTTCTTTCTCCACTTGGTCAAAACCTGCTTCACGATATCATAAACCACACTAACGACAAACATCACGCCAGCGAAAGCAAGGATATTTACTAGTGTCATCAGCATTAGAAGATTAGTGGCATACCAGTAACTATACCACTCATTGATCAAAATGTATTCCATACTTACCTCAATATGTCAGATATAACATGTTCTGATAAGACATTAAAGGTGGAGCATCTTCCGCCTTAGTCTTGACTTTTAGTATATACTTTCGGGCTTGGTCTGTCAATAGACGGTCAAAGCCTTGTGGTATATGTATGCCTTCTACAAGATCGATTTCATTGTAGTATTGAGGACCGAATGTGTTAAGAAACTTAGCGGTCGCTTCTGTTTTGTCTTTAGCGTCTAGGATCATAATCGCACGTTTATGACCCTCGTTTGGAACATTGTGATCCAGTGTTACAGTGTAATAGCACATATCAGCACCTCACCAATCAAAGATGTCCTGTTCAACAACCCGAGCACCCGGACTATTCTTGATGATAATCTGTTTTCGCTGGACGACAGTAGGGCCTGCACCATAAACAGGAGCGGCATAATAACCACCAGCATAACAACCATTATAGTAAGGACATGATGTAGCGGCGGCGATAGCGCCACCCACAATAGCAGCGCCAGCCAGAGCAGCAACTCCATAACCGTAGCCGCCATATCCCCAGCCGTACCCATATCCGCCGTAATAAGGACCCCAAAACTGGGCCTTAGCGGGAGTAGCAACAGCAAAAGCAATGCCTAGAGCGGCAACCAATGCGATAAACTTGTTTCTCATTTCAGTGTTCCTTTCAGAGAACGATAGAACCGGCATAGTTTTCAAAGAAGGCTTTTAGGTTTTCTTCGAAAGAAGGACTGCGACTTATATAGTCCCGATACAATTCATAGATTTCATCATAGACACGAGGTGCGATAAAGTCACCATCAAGTTTATCGACCACGAGCCAATTACCACGAGACTCGGTCTCTATTTCCTCGATCAACTCGTCCGTGTCAAACTCGGTCATGTCAATATCAACATCAACGGCGACTTCCTGATAAACAGTCTTGGTAACCATTTCCGTATCTCCTCTCACATTATGTCTAATAATAGCACACCGGAAAAGGAATGTCAATCAATATTTATCTATGCCTAGAAATACTCACCGAAAACGAAGTTAAGGGTGATACGAGGACCGCCACTTCTCGGAACGGAAGAGGTGTGGCACTGGGTCAAAGGAAACAATACCGACTTACCCTTCTCGGCGGTGATACGTAGCTGGTTGGTAAAGTTACCATTCCAATTCTCAGGTCCATATCTCTTGTGAACATAATCATAATGCTCATTGAACATAAAGGTATCACCATCAGCATCATTCACAAAGTAGAGGAAAGTCTCACCTCTAAAGTTCTCATCACCATTATCGATATGTGGTGGGTGATGAAAGTCCTCTGGATATGAACCATCTTTCGTATAGAGATTGGCTTTGATACGCCAGATGCGGTTCTGAAACCTTTTGCCCTTATAGCGTTCAAGGGCTTCAACGATTGGTTGAACCACTTTTGGATAGTAATGACTTGAAACAATCTCGTTATTGATAAAGAACATATGACCAAAGAACGGTGTGTTTAAAGTTCGATGGTCATTAAACTGATCATAAGTGGCAACGGAGTTATAGTACCAGGGAAAACTTCCGTTTAGAAACTCACTCTCGATTTCATTCTGCTTTTCTCTTGATAGAAGATTACTGATAATTTCCATGATGTAACTCGCTTTTGAAATGTTCGTCTAACTCTAAGAACTTCTTGTATAGTTTTGGACCTAATTCTTCTTCGGGAGGGATAGACACCTTTTCATACTTAGGCCTAATTCTATGCAAGCCTTCGAAACTTTCTGGTATGATGTTTGTGTCTTGAAAGTCACCATGAATGTTCTCTAAGTCATAATCATAATGTGGTATACCTAAGAAGTGTTCTATGCGTGAAAGATAAAATCTTGGATTGGAAGTAATCTCATCATAACTGAAAAAGAAAACTCTATCACCAGCTTCACGTTTCATCTTAACGAAGGAATCAACATACTCTTTAGTATAACTGTTCCACATATGGAAGGCAAATCGTTCAATGTCTGATTGTGAATAGCCTTCATTCTCTCTTTTATATAGAGTGATCCAACTGGCCATAATACCAGGTATATCTCTAGTCGAGGCGATTGCTTTGATATCTTTATCGAACCACTTGCTTGAAGCGGCCATACTATGTGACCAGTTTCTATTGCGATCAATGATGATTGGTTCAGGACGATGACACCACATCGACTCAACTATTGCCTTGTTCATATTGGCTAGTTGTTCTGGTATAGGGTGGGTGATTACTGACGGCGCTTCATTCCATGTTTTGTTGGCGCCTGCTAGAACATCATACAAGGCTGTATTAGATGTTACATATACTTTAGGATTTTGAGAGAGTATGCTTGAGAGTACCGTTCCACCCGAACGATGTAGTCCTATGTAGAAGTGGAATGTTTGTCTCATTTAAGTTCTTCAATTATACGATCAATCACAAAAGCATTTTGATAGAACTGCGTGACACAATAATCATAGTCACTTGGCTTTTCAAACAATGCATTAGTATCTTCATACACACTTTTTTCGAGAGTGTCCATCCACACAAGAATGTCGGGCTGATACAGATCACGATAGTATTCTGATGGACAAACAAAATCAGAGACAGCAACTATACCTAAGTTCTTACAGATGTTGGCCTTATCCGCCATTCTTTGTGCCTGGCGGAGACGACCATTTAATGAAAAATCCTGATCATCATACATCTTACGAACATGATCACCATTGTACCATGCATATGATATCTTGTGTTCGCCTAACTTGTCCAACAACTGATTTGCAAATGTTGTCTTACCAGAACCAGGCAAACCGATGATCAGGATTTTCTTCATTCAGTTTAGTCTTTCGACGGAGATACTTTTAGTGCTACCCATACCAATAGCACGAGCGGCACCATAAGACAGGTCAAGGGAGCGACCTCTGACGAAAGGACCTCGGTCATTAACTGTGACAGTGACGCAACCATTATGACATACTCTTAGGTGAGTTCCGAACGGAAGTGTGCGATGGGCTGCGGTGTATCCATGAGGATTGAAAACTGCCCCCGAAGCGGTGTGTTTGGAAAGTCTTTCACCGTGGCCGTAGAATGAAGCCACCATGCGGCTCCCTCCAGAACCATGAGAACTGCTACCAGCAAACCAAGAGTCATTATCATTGCTTTGAACGCTTCGGCCATGTCTACTTTTTCCTTTCACTGTCTGCTGTGGTTGAGATTGACCGCCAAAGATACCACCGAAAAAATCGGATAACGGATCGGCAGCGGCCGAGGTTGTGAGGGTGATGAATACGGCTATAGTAGTAAACACTTTGTTCATAATGTATCCTTGTTATATTGGATCGGGGACTTGGACTCGAACCAAGAACGATGGACCCAGAAACCATAGTTATGCCAATTTAACTATCCCCGAATAAAGATGGTGCCGAGAGTAGGGTTCGAACCTACCGTGCTTTAAGCGTCCGATTTACAGTCGGGTGCCCGTCCACTCAGGCGGTCTCGGCATAATGGTTGTCCCGGATGGTATCGATCCATCGTCTATCGATTATCAGTCGATTGCACTACCTTTGTGCTACGGGACAGCAACTTTTAAACCTGTCAGTGGAATCTCATAGGACTCCACTGACATAATCTTTGAAACTCCTTTTTCAGTAGCAATGTATTGTTCAACATCATCCCATGATCGAAAAGACATTGTAAACTGATTTGCTCCTGACTTACTATACACTATAAACTGTTTACCTTCTTTTGTCAAGTCAATCATATCAAAACTCCTTACGAGACTGGTTACATTCGAAAGTGTACCAACCTTCTGCACGGCAGGCATCGATGATACGATGACGATCATCAAACATGGCACCAACCTGGAAACCAGGATTCTTTTCAAGCCACCACTTGATAATTCCAACCTTCATCTTGTCATCATCACCACGAAAGCCAAACGGACGCATATACACATCATCATTTGACATCCAAGGAATATGTTTATTCACCCACGCTAAAGTATCCTCACGGAAACGTTCATCACGGGCAGTAACGATAATGACCTTATCACCCAGTCGATCATTTGCCAGAGCATGTAGAACGTCTAATACAGGCTGATAAGGTTCATCTAAATGCTGCTTTGAAAAGAACGCATCCCATTCCTTTTTACCACCTTCAAGATGGTGCATCCGATGTTCGTTATCAGCAAGAGTGCCGTCAATATCAAAAATCCAAACCTTATTCATTCCTTTTCCTTTCACATTATGTCTAATCCTATCACATTCGAAAAGGAATGTCAAGCTAAATGGTGCCGGTTAACGGAATCGAACCGCTATCAGAGGACTACGAAACCACTGTAATGCCATTATACTAAACCGGCGTAAACTGGTGCTGCTGGCAGGATTCGAACCTGCGACCCCTTCCTTACCATGGAAGTGCGCTACCTCTGTGCCACAACAGCGTTAATTGGTACTGGGACCAGGTATCGATCCTGGGCTCCGAGGTCCACAACCTCGGGTGCTTCCATTACACTACCCCAGCAAATTGGTGCCCTCGGTCAGATTCGAACTGACACATCTACGGGTTTGAGCCGATTGCCTTTACCGTTTGGCTACGAGGGCATTATATGGTAGGCCAGGTAGGACTTGCACCTACACGTTTTCTTTCTTCCGGACGAAAGAAAACAGCGCCCAGCGTTAGCGCCACGGTTACTATTACGTCACTGACCTATAATGGTGCGTCCCCTTAGAATCAAACTAAGTCCTACGGTGCTTCAAACCGTCGTGCAGATCACTTACACCAGAGACACAAATGGCGCTCATATCCGGATTTGAACCGAACTCTCCACCTTGAGAGGGTGGCGTCCTGACCACTAGACGATACGAGCATAATAAATGAGGATGGGGCTCCCAACCCCTCGCCTGCTGCTCCTCAACAGCGCCCTCTCTCCTGCAAATCCTAGACAGTCACGAATAGAACCGAGAGGCATGATTTGGTCCAGGCCTGTGGCGACTAACCCACCCGACATAATTCTGGAAACAGAGATCATGGCTACCTTTGGTGGACGTGAGAGGAATCGAACCCCCAACCTTCTCCGTGCAAAGG